CGTATAAATGCCTTAAATGTTCATTCGAAATCTTACTGTAGATGTATGCTTCAGCAATAGTAGCACCTTGACTGAGAAGTTCTAAAGCTTTTGATACTGAATAGCTCACATCTCCTGCTAAACCGTTGTCTGAAGGCATTATATTCATAACCCCGAAGAACTTAACTATCATAGGTATGAGTTCATTATAAGCATAAAATATTGACAATAATTCAAAATAACTGCCATAATTCACTTGAGACTTTTTTGTTGACAACATGTGGTTAGCACCTTTCAGCATATAGTCATAAAGTACTATAATATCTCTGGAATCTTCCATTTTTTCCAGAAAGCATTTGCCTGCAGAATCATCTGAATGCGCATACATATAAAGAAATGCAGCTCTTCCTTTCTTCTGCATAGTATAGTCTCTGACAAATTCACTGATCAATAATTGATTGGCAGCATGCATCAATGAAGACAAATAGTTGAACATGCCCATCACAAAAGAAAATGGATATACTACTGACTGTGACCTGCCCATTTCAAAATCGTTTAACAGGCTCATTAATGTTCTACAGCCTTCGTTCTTCCTCAAGACATCTATAGCATAACTCCTGAAGACGAAAATTTTATTTAACATTTTAGTAAAGAAAAACATGAAATGCTGCAAAAAAGATTTAGGAAGTATTGACCTCATGCCATAAACAAAGTGTATATACTTTTGAACTACTGCATGTGGGCCCCATCTTTTACAATCTAGTACAAAGTTTAAAACACCTTCCGCCCAATCATAATGACTTCCTTCATAGAATCTGCTATGTATAACATTCAAGCGTTTGTTGCTAGGTATAGAGATCATTTCATTTTCCATCCTTCTGCAAATCTTCTTGAAGAAATTCTCGATTGGTTTATGATAAAGTTTCGTTATCAAATCCATACAGTAAATTTCTCTAGGCCCACCTCTTTGTATTTTTTCAACCATATGAAATATCAATTTATCCGGACATACAGTTTTACACCAGTCAGCATAAGTTATCATTGATGAGTTTAACCACTCTATTCTTTCTTTATCAGAAAGCTGACCCATAGAGTCAATGTCGGAAGGACAAACTTTCATCACATCAAGTATATATTCAGCCAGTATGTCATACCCCTTTCTGTTAAAAAAGTTCTTTTTAGTGAAACCTCTTAATCCACTGGAATTAGGTAAATCGATTGTAACAGGTGCATTTATGGTCTTGGACCAATCGCTATGAATATCTGAGATCTCATTATATGATCTTAAGAGACTGGCACAATAATATCCTAAATATTGGCAATAATTTGGGTCATAAATGAAATCATCTTTATAAACCTCCATGTTGCAATCCCTGATGTCAAACTCTAAACTTTTGGGAAATAAATCCTTATTGTCAGGATGATTAATCAAAAAGGTTTCAAGGTCTTTGAGTATTTCATTGGCATTCAGAGCTTGTTCTACCGCTTTGTCAATGGGTGCCTTACTCATGAGGTAAGTACAGTATATCATTTCAGCAATGTCGTATTGGTAGGTTAATTTGTCTGAGAACATTAAATGTTCAATCTCATTCTCCTCCAATATTTCCTGCAGCCTCTTCTTTAAAGATCTAATGTTAGACATTTTTTCATAAAATAAAGGGTACCTTTTCAATATTGTTGTCCTTAACCAAGCATCAAACCTGGTATAATTGAACCCGTCAAAATATTCTGCCAATTTTATAAGTGATGTGTACTCACCCAAAGAATTTACTACTATGTATCGGCAATTGT